GTGACATAAAGAGATACAACAAGCCTACCCTCGTAGACTATTAATAAATTAGCGACGTTTTTCAGATGTGTTTCAGTGCGTATTCAAACGATTCGATTGCAACCAATTCATGAATGGTTACTTCGCCTTTAACACGCCGAGGGTTGCCGCACATCCAACAGTTCGATTGACCGCAATTGAATGCGTTGCGCTTATTCCACTTATTAGATGGCTTGAGCGTATCGGTTCCATTTGGGTAATGGTTCCATGCTTTAACGCGGCGTTGAATAACGCGTGCCACATGAAACCGCTGCAATTGTTTCTGTTCTTTATCGTAGGACATTCGCTTAATCTGCATTCGACGCCCACCACGGGAATGTGATGGGCTATCGCATGTAGACCTTTGAATGTTTACCAGCCGTTTGACCAATCATCTTCGTGATTATCCTTCGGAGGATCTTGGTTTTTCTGCTTATGTCCGGGCGGCAATTCTTCGTTGGTTTTCAACCTTCACCAACACCGATTTCACGAGGTACAACGTATGCACCAAAGCTCGCATACATGCCGCGTGGTCGATAGGTGCCGAGAAACACCGCAGTGATTTCAGCACGACGGTGCATCTTGATTCGCCACAATACTTCGGCCATTTAAATCCCCTTTACTGCATTGATTTCGGATCGAGAATAATATCCCCGATTGCGGAAACATAGGACGGATCACCAAAGCCTTGCGTGTACCCGTCTTGGCCGTGGCGACCACCAACGTTTTCCAGCAGCGACAATTCGAAACCTGTGATATTCATGCAACGGCGATAAACCAAACGGCCATCGGTCAAACGATATGTCGGTTTACCCGGTCGCGTATGGCTGCACGGCGCACCGATTCCTTTACCGGCAATATGCCCGCAAACGGAACACTGATAAGCGCTGTACATCATGCCCATGGAATACGTGTTCAATTCACGTTTCAGAACACGCGCACAACGAACCTGATCGCGGGTGCGGTCGAGGGCTGCGAGCATTACCAATTTCTCGATGTTTTTGAACGGCGTCGGGCGCATAAACGTACCGAAAATCAGACCACGAACCCATTCAGGTTTGTGCTGGTGTTCGATATACATCGGGCGGCCTTCCCACGTTTTGTAAGCCATGCGTGCGCACGGTTCATTCCACGCGGTGAATTGCTTAAGGTCTACGGAATCCCCATTGGTATTGGGGAGGCGCGTAACCATTGCAGGAACGGCCACCAAAATGTAATCGTTAATATTGCGCGAAAGATTGTGATATTCAGCAGCACGGCGCAGCCACGTGTTTGCTTCCAGCGTTACCGCTTCACCAGTGCCAGAAAACTCTGCGCTGATAGGCAGCTGTCCGGCTTCGTTCAAACGAGCGCCGTTGAGTTCAATGGTCGAAACTGGCGTACCGAAATTGAACGCTAGCGACATATTGCCTATATCGTTTCCGTGTTGATCGACAATCATTTTTTGGAACCTCCAGTGTAATGATCGCGCACCCACTGGCGGGCGTCTGCAATTGCCAGCTTATTCGGATTATTCAGCGATAGTAATCCTTCCTCACTTTGTGCCACATGAACGTTTGGATTTTCTTCGTCCAATTCTTGATCATGATCGAAAGGATCGAATTGTTTGTGGTGGATTTTTGCGGTCCACATTGCGGTTTGCTGCGAACGGTTTGCGCTTTCGTCAGGCACAGCGGCAAGGGTTGCAATGCGTTTATCGCCATCGCAAACCCAAACCGTGGTGCGCTCATGCATGGGCAAATGACGTTCGTCAGGATCACTCAAAAACGTGAGCATGTAACCTCCTAAAGAACGGTGCGGTAATCGAAATCACCTTCGTAACGAATATAGAAATTGTCGTCGAATTTGCCCAACGTTGCGCGGCCTTTCCCATTATCAAAATGGTACGCAACCTGATCGCCAACTTCCGAAGCGCTGACAATGTAACCCATGCGTTTAAACAGTTTTTCCAGTGTTGGATAACCGCCTGCACAGCTAAACGAAACGCCATCACCGACCGGGGTGTAATCGCGACAATGTGCATAGGTCAGCAGATAACGCAGTTCGTTGAAATCCTCTTTCGGCAGGGTCGCGCTGGCATTAGCGAACATTTCGTCGCGATGCTCTTGGAAATCCTTAACCGATTGGTATTTCAGCACGTCCGAAACGTGATCCAGAATCAGGCCGATAGTTTGATCGTCGGTCATTTCCGTGGAAGTGTTCGGCGTAAATACCGAAGACGCAGCGGCTTTGTAATCGCTTTCCTTGTTGTTCTTTTTCGAACGTTTTTCGGATTCTTTCTTTTTCTTCGCCAGTTCTTCACGATCTTTCTGTGCGGAACCACGCCGTGCAGTCAGGGGCTCATCATCGTCCACGTCGAAACCGTTTTCTTTACGTTCTGCACGACGTTTCTTCTCACGTGCTGCACGCAATTCGTCGATATCGTCACGCAGGTTTTTACCGTGCTTCGAACCGGCCCACACGTTAAACAGGCCTGCACCGATAAGAACGCCCAGCGGCGCAGCAGCCATGCCACACGCCAAGATGCCAGCACCCATAAGGGCCATGGTCGCAACGCCGCCCAAAACGCGCTGCATTGCGTGCTTTTGCGTGGTACTCATATCGTCCGGGTGCTGTTCACCGGATACCAGATCCCGAACGGCGCCCAAGCCTTTGCCGTACATGTTCGGGAGTTTCTTTTGCTGCTGACGCACAGCCGACACAATATCTTTCTTATTGCGTTGGATATTGTCGGATGCTTCGCGTAGGTGGCTGTCTTTTACCTGATCGAGAGCCTGCAAAGATTGCGGATTGATTACCGCGACATTCGTTTTGTTGTAGTCCGAAATATCTTTGCGGGTCGCAATACGCTGTTTGCGCTGCTGTTGAATTTCGTCCTCGGATTTGAATCGAGCAGCACCAGTGGGGGCCGGTGCTTTCTTTTCGATATTATCCGGATCGACATTACCGGTCATGAGGAAACGGTGACTCGAATGCGGGTAGAGTTTAATGTATCGCTCTTTCCCGCTCTTCGAGAGTTTCAGAAACTCAGCCTTGCTCAGGCGTTTCTGCCACGTTGCCATTTCCTTCACGTGCGATTCGTCCTTGAACGCCCACGCTAGAGCAATAATCATAGAAGACTTCCTGAATTGTCTGGTTCAATTGCACAATGTCGCTTGCAATATCTACCGGGATATTTCCGTTCAAATGCATACGCAACAAATTGTCGCGGTGCTGCGTAGCGAAACGGTAATGTCCGAGTTGTTGGTAACAGGCCATAAGCATGTGATCACACCACGTGCCTGCGTAATACATATCCTCGAAAATCATATCGTAATCTGGCTTTTCGAGTTCCAGCGCAGACTTGACGCACGCAATCGCGTGTTCGTACTTGCCGTGCTTGAGATAAAACTGTGCGAGTTTGCAGAACGGTTCACGGATATTGTTGCAATGTTGAATTGCGTGACGATACCACCATTCTACGGTCGCGAAATCTTCGGACATTTGCGCAATGCGCATACAGCTCTCTGCACGGAATGGCGCAGATTCTTCCATGTCCACGTGTTGCTGATAAAGCGGGATCGCCATAGAGAAATTACCCATACCGCAGTATTCGCGTGCAAGGTACTGCACGTTGCGTGCGTCTTTTGGGTTTTCGTCGTATGCGATTTTAAGCAGGTCGATATAATGCCCGGACGGTTTTGGATTGCCGTAATGCACTGTAGCGATTGGCAGGGTAGGCTTCTGTCCAGCTTCATGCGCAATCAGTATTTCATGCACCGGGTATTGCCATGTACATGTGTTGCGACGGTGAATCGCAAGGCGCGGATAGGACATTAAAATGTTCCCTTCCGAATCGTGCGAATAAACCAACGTGTAATTGGCTGTAGTCATTTCATCTGTGAATTGTGTTTCGATTACTTCCCGCCAATCGGGGGACAAACGTTCATCGAAATCGAGAGAAACGCAAACGTCGTAGTCATTTGGAATATATGCCATTGCCTCATTACGGGCGTGGTCGAACCGGAATGTTTTACCGGTGTGCATCTGGTTGACTACAGCGCCGCCCGCTTCCAGCAGGCCTATTGTGGCGTCTTTGCTCCCAGTGTCCAGAACAAAGATGCCGTCTGCATCCTTCACATTTTCCAGCCAAGTTTCAACGTTGTGTTGTTCATCTTTCGCAATCGCGTACACGGCAATTTTCATTTACTTAACCCGCAGTTTATCGAAAGCGGAAATGCTTTCCATGATGGATTTCACAAGGCCCTCTGCACCTTCAGCCGTAGGCGGAAGTTTATGATCGTTGGGCCACATTACGTTGCGATAATGGTTGTTGGTTTTGATATCCGAAATGCCCCAAGCGGTGGAGCGTTCCAGAGTCACAACAGCCAAACCGTTTTGCTCGCCAAAAACCAACAGGCTCAAGCGCGGAGGCAAATCGGGTTTTTCATGATGCTCTACTAGCTTTACGTTGTACGGGTAGTCACGGGCCAGCATAGATTGGACGCTTGCTACGGTGTTCATATTTATATTCCGTGTTTGTTGCGAAAAGTGTCGATTGGTTGTACGGGGATTCCTTTGGATTCTGCTTCGACGGTCTTTTTATTTGAGGCGTCCGCGTCCTTGGTAATCAGCAACGTCGCCTGATTAACGGTGGAGGCGATCTTACCGCCGTTCGCAACAATCCATGCCTGCGCCTCTGCATCGCGCACAGAAGTAAACAGCACCGACTGACCTTTCATTTTAGAACCGACTACTTCCGCTTTTTTAGCCGCAACAAGTTTAATCCCATTACGCTTGCAGAATTTAACGAAAGCATTCAGGTTCCCGGCAATTTGGTCTGCCAGTTTATCGAAACCTTTAACGTCCCGGATACGTCGTGCCAGCTGCGAGTCATTCCATTGTGTGTCGAGCAGTTCCGGAATTTCGTCGAACAAAAGCTGCAAACGTTTTTCACCGATACCCTCGCCAAAAGCGGCGGAACCTTGGGCAACGTTTAGGAAAGTCATTTTGGATTTAACGGTCTTCAGGGCCTTATGCAACTTGACGGCAGATGTTTCGCCGTAAGCTGGCAGATTCTTGATATCGGCCAAGTCCATATCGAGGATTTTACGCACCGTATCGTAACCAGCGTTAACGAGCTTGGTAACTACACCTTGCTTCACGCCGTCAACTTCCAACACAGTGAAAAAATACGTGAGTTCTTTAATCTGGCGCAGGTCGGATTTGCCCTCATGCACCGCGTACAGGAACGCGCCTTTGCGTTCGTTAGGAATGGTCGGTACTGCTGGCTTTTTCGCACCTTCCACCACTTCCATGATGTACGGAATCACATCGCCAGAACGCACGCAGCGAATTATCGCGCCTTTGTTCAATGGTCGCGGTTTATACGGTGCCTTGCCGCCGTTCTTCTTCACTTGTTCCCGACTGTAACCCTTCTCGATATATTCGTAATTGTGCGCAGTGAAAAACGAGACTTCTACGCCGCCAATAATGGTGGGTTCAATCTCAATTCGCTGGCTCAATTTACCGAGGCGGCTTTCTGCAAACAACACATCTTTAACCGGCACGACGACCGAGTTTGCAATGCTGTTGATCTTGAATGCGTAGGAGTGATCGGGATAGCCTTCACCGGCCCGATACTTCACGTTCTGCGCAACCACCACGCCGTCGATATCCCGGCCTGATTCCTGCTTACGCTGATCGTGATATTTCACCAACGCTTCTTGCGTGATTTTCTTCACCACAATGTGAGGCACCACATCGAATTTATAGCGTTCGAGAATCGCCAATTGTTCGTTGAGTGGAATGCCTGCACCTTTACCCAAAAGAATTTCGTAGCAGACGGTGCGGAATTTCTTCGCATGTTCATGCACTACGTCCCGGTTCAGCAAACCGCCCGCTGTATTGCGGCCAGTCTTATCGTCGGGGAAATACTTCTTGAATGTGGTTTTATCAATCGTGAATTCCGCACGGACAATGAATCGCCCTTTGTACGGAATTGTTTTCGGAATTCGTAGGTGTGGAATAATCTTCGACACGTTCTTACCAACCGTGCCTTTCTTACCGCGTGTGGTAGCCAGAATCGGCGCCCCATCTTGGTAGGTGATCGACAAAGAAATTCCGTCTTCCTTGTCGCTCAGGGTGTAGCTCGTTGCCTTCATAAAAGCGAGGCGGCGACTTTCCGTCAGCGTGTGAAACTTATCGAGACTTGCCATCGGAACTTCGAGAACGATATCGACGTTTTTAGTACCGCCAACATCCTTTGCGCTTTTTGCACGTTTCGAAATCGTCCAGCGATAATCGTCCATGATATCGTAGATTTCATCCGTAACAACTGGCGCATTTTCCTGATAACGATCATCCAGTTCTGCGAGGATCGCACTCAGCTGCGGAAGTTTGTACGTTTTCGCGAACGCTAAAGGATCGCGGCGCATTGCTCGCTTTTGTTCAAGCGTGAATTTCATAGACGTTTCCCAGCAGTCATTTCAAGGTCAGCGGCCTTTTCCAAAATCTTGTCCAACTCAGGGCCAGTAATAATGCGACCGACCGTAACAGATTTCAGATTCCGCAAGTCTTCACCGAGCGGTACTTTGTAATGACGAAGAGCTTTGGATTCCTCGTTGAAAAGCACAAGCGTTTCCGACATGTTATGCTCTTCTTGGCTGACGATTACCCACTCGGCATTATCCCGCGCAATCAGCACTTGTCCTTCCTGTGCAATTACTTCGGTGTCATCCTCGATTGGCTCGCCATCCTCATCGGTTTCCTGATCTTTGTGGAAGTCCATTTCTGGATCGTCTTCCTCTTCGAAGTCTTCGTCGTCAAGCGAAGTAATACCCGGTTCTTCTCCTTTATTTACAGTATTAGACGCCCCTTCATCCGGGAAATCTTCCTGTTCTTCAGGTGGATTCAACAGGTTTTCTTCGTCTTCTGGTTCGAATGCGAAATCTTCGTCGATATCTTTGTAATCGAAAGTGGTGGTCAGTGGCTTATTGCGCGCCACATGCTTCGCGGTTTCGGTTACGCCCGTGCGGGAAACGCGTGTCATAACGTCACGTGGTTTACGCGGGATTTTAATTGCACGCGAGCGGATAGGAAGTGACTTTGCCAACTCGGCAAATTCAACAAGTCCCGTCTGCTGCTGGGCACGCGGTTCAATGTCGGTATTGTTCGTGATTTCTTCGTACAGTTCATGCGAAATCAACACGCGTTCGCCGTTTGGCATAATCACATAACCACCATGGGATTTGCGCAGGTAGCGCATGCCCACAATGTCACCCGGTCGAATAGTGGCACGGGTTGTCCCGTGATGCTTGGTTGCCACGTTCACAGGGTGCATTACCTTTCGCCATTGGTAATCGTCGCGGTCGTAGCTGTGAACTTCACGAGGCTTCGACGGGCTCACATAAAACTGTGATTCCTGACGATCATTTTCCAACTGGTTTTTCCGCATGTACTGGTGCCGTGCGCCTTCCTTTTTTGGCGCTTCCGGAATCCCCTTGTACTCTTTGAATTGCTTGATGAATTTATCGACCTGTTCCTGTTTGATCGACCGGTAAATCTTTTGCGGGTATTTGGCGAGTACCACTTGATACGCGCCAGCGGTCGGCCCCCGTGTTGCTTTACGGAAACCGACCAAATCGTCAGCCTCGACCGTGACAGGCGTATCGTCCAGCCGCAATTTAAAACTTTTACCCGCGTTGTACATCCATTCGAACTGCTTGAAATCAGCAGGTGATGCGGCAAGGGAAATAATCATGTCACAATAATCTCTTTCGTCGCGGTGACTGTTTCGTGTTGGAGAGTGTAGGAAGTTTGCAGCATGTAAGTGCCGGGAACGGTTGCGGTAACAACGCCGAGAACGACTGAAACGTTGTCGTCAGAGCAGAACCACAAAGCACTTGCTACGCGTTCGGAACCATCACTGAATTCGACTAGCGCCCTGTACATAGTGGGCACCATTGCACGTAACGTTTCCGGCCCTTCTATGCGGGTATGGATTGGGTACGTGCGATTGTCGATAAGGGTCACGGGCAAACTCGCTTCCAATTCAACACCGCTAATTGACAGCGCAGCGTAAATAGTCAGTTCTGCGGTTTCCATTACCTGCACCGCGTGTAAAACTCCAGCATTGGAAATCGACGCGATATGGTTATTGGAAAGCGTCCACTTAGCGGGCAGCACAATGTCTGTACCGTCTGCATAAACGACGTGGAATTTAAGCGACTGATATTCACCGACGTACATTGGCGAGCGCAATTCAATCCACGAACTGACAGGCAGCGTAGTGGACGGCACAACGTCAATGGTTTTATAAGCCGAAAGGTTTTCGTAATACGCCATGAGATTAACGGGAGTTTCCGCTTCAACTTTAGGCGCCGCATAGAATTGGTTGCCGTCGTCAAGGTGGCCCACAGTCGTCACCGTGTGGATTTTCGCCACTACGGATTTACGCGTGCCGTCACTGAAAATCAACGTCGTGTAATATTGAACAACCAAGCCTTCGCGCACTTTCGGAGGGCCTTCGATTTCAATTGCTTCAGCGCGCACCGTGAGGCCGACGACGCTTAATTCAATTGACGCACTAGTGACGATTCCATCAAATTCGAAGGTGCCAATAATCGTGGTGGAAACCACACCTTCAACTGCGTCGGCGCAGAAAACGCCCGTGCATGAAATCGTACCGGCCAATGGATTGGTGCTGATCCAATTAGCAACAACCTCATTATTTTTGCCATTGTCAAAAAGAACATCCAGACCAAAACTAGCCCGTCCGCGCTCCGTAACAATTGTCGGCCCGATCACAAAAGCCTTAACCGGATAAATCGAAGAATCGACAACCAGAATGTCCATGAAAATCTGGCGCGTCACACCATGCTCTGCGTAAGAGGCGGTGAATCGAACCATTGCAGAACCGCGAATCTTTTGGAAATGCGCTAAACCCGTAGTGTCAATTGTGGCGACACTGGGGCGACTGGAAACAAAAGTGGTCGGTACAACGATTGCGCTTGAGCCATTGTCGTAATTCGCTGTAATTACGTATGGTTCAATTGTGTTTTTCTCCACCTCGGGTTTACCGCCGATGGAAATAGAAATCAGGGCGGGCGGTGTATCAATATCCCGCACGTTAATAACAACTGTTGCCGTCAGCGTGGAATCCGAACCTGCGTGGTAATACCTGCACAAAACTTGAACCGGGCGCGTACCAGCCTGCACCGATCCAGCAGTAAACAAACCACTCAGGGTAATCGTGCCGTACTGTTCGGAAGCAACAGACCATTCTGCCTCGACTTCGTGTTGCGAATTGTCGTCAAAAGTAACGACTGCCCGCATTTGAAAAGTCGAACGCTCCGCTATTGGAGCACCGGGACCAACCAAATCCAGTTGGACAGGCCACAGTTCCTCAAAGCTAGGATCGGCCATGAGAAAATATTCTCCATATTCAACGGAAAAAGCGGGGTGCCCGAAATTGGACAACCCGCTTTCACGTTACACGTATTTAATGGAGTAACCGTTTGTGCGCGGGCTAAACTCTGGAAGAGTCGTTGCCTCACTACGAACGATAATCCACGGACGGACGCCAGTCCCATCGTCAAACTGCACGGTGAGTTGTTTCGGCAAGTTTGCATCGTAACCCGGCAGACCTTGTTCGTTACCAATCACATCGTTGCGGTAATTGATACCGTCGAAAGTAACGTTGAACGAGTTCTGCAAGTCCACGATAAACGTGTCGCCAGCGCGGGCATCCCACATCAGGTAAACATAATCGTCAACCGTGATTGTGGTTTCGATATTTTTCGCAACGCCATCGGTTTTGATATCGACGGTGTTGGTCATGACTTTCGAAACGAAGTCAGCGAGGCCGGTCCAATGGGTGTATTGACGCCCACTAGCGGAGGTCTCATCGGTCACACCGTAGTCGCGGTCTTCTTGAGTAATTTCGCTGACAATCGGGCCGCCAGTAAATTCCTTGTTGGAGAACATCGCTACGCCGTAACGCGCTGGCGGAATTGTTACCACGCCAGTTTCTACAGTGATTGCTTTCGTCGCGTTCAGGTTTACACCGTCTTCGCTATACGTCGCACGCACGTTAACTACGCCGTTTGCAACGCCGGTCACTTGGCCTTCTGCGTCAACAGTGGCTTTCGTTGCATCCGAGGTTGTCCATTCGCCCGGAATTTTATCCACGTGCGAACCGTCGCTGTACGTCACAGTGTAAACGTACTGTTTGGTTTCCAGTGGTGCGATGGAATTCACACCGGTAATTGCAGCCGATACAGGCCAGTTTTTCGTGTCGGCAATTGCGATGGTTTTCTTCGCAGTTACGGTCACGCCGTTTTGGGTGTACGAAACGTTTACTTCAACGTTTTTGCTACCCGGCACGGTGAAAGGTTTCGCGGTCAGCAAACCAGTTTGATCAATGGTCGCATAAGTCCCACTGGTCAAAGTCCACAGTGCGTTCACATCGGCTTCGGAAGCATCAGTGAAAACAACGTGTGCATTCAGGTCAACAGTCGCGGCCTGATCAACGGTGTTCGGCCCAGTGATTGCAATCGACGCAGGGTAAACGTTTGGATCTTTGATATTCACGTCGAGCGTTGCAGTGCGAGTAATACCCGCGCTCGCGAAGGTTGCCGACAGTTTGGTGGTCACGTCACGAATTTGCGTCGGGCGTGGAGTCAAAACACCACCAACAAAAGAACCGGCATTCGAATTGCTGGAAACAAACGCGTTTGGCGTAACAGTGGCGAACGAGCCGTCGCTGTAAGTGGCTTTAACGGTGTAGTTTCCGATTTCCGATTTCAGGAACTCAGTCGGGCCAACGATTTCGATGTGATCCAAAAGGACCAGCGATGGATCACCAATAATGGTAATCACGAAATCCATGAAAACAGTGTCGCCACTTTCCGGATGTTTCCACGACGAACGAACAGTTACCGGCGTATCAACCGCAACCAAACCAGCATGGAAAACACCGGTAGCAGGATTGATTGTGCCGTGTTCGCTATTGCCCACAACTTCCCACGTCGCCTGCACGCTGAAAACCTTCGTGCCGTCATCCATGGTTACGTCAGAGCGCAACACGTGATTGGTATTACCCGGAACTTTCTCTGCTGGGCCAACAACCGAAAGCGAAACAGGGCGTGGGCCGAGGTACGCAAATTCGGTGGTAGGCGGAAGCCATTCGGCAATGAAGTTTCCGTCTTCGGTTTCTTCGGTGATAAACAGCAAAGAACCGTCACTCGGATCGGTGCCATTCACAGTCACATAATTATCCGAACCATCACCACAGGAAAGCATGGTGCGGGGAATATCGCCGTGGGTGTGGGGCAGCGCTTCGCGTGGGTTGCTCATGCGTGGATCGTTATCACCAACCACGATAGGCGACAACGGATTAACGATTACCGAACCTTGCGAAAGTTTGAAACCGCCGAAACGGTCAACCGACGCCAATGGTGGGCGGAAATCAGGAACTGCGCCGAGAATCGGATCAGCTTCCTTTTTGAAATACTGTTCTTCGTTGTAGATTTCTTCCACGGTGGAAAGAACCGACCACGAACCACGGTAATCCTTATCGTCGTATTTTTCTGCGTCAACACGGCGCATCAGGACTTTGTAGTCTGCGTGATTTGGATCAGCGTTAATCCACGTCACGTTATACGGAACGGTCAAGGTATCCGGTTCGAGAAGAGAAACGAGGACTACGAATTTCTTCGCGTTGCCCTCGATGATAATCTCGACCGGGTTGAATTTCGAGAGACCGCGATAGTTCAAAGCAATCGCGATTTTCTCGTCAACAAACTCGGTCAGCGTCATGACGACTCCTTATTTCTGAATGTCGGTAGAAGTCAGCTGGCGCCATCCAGCAGTGTTATTGCCGCTGAAAATCAGGGTCGCACCGATAACCGGCGTTGCACTGCCGGAAATGGTAACAACGCCAGTTTTGGTTTTCAGTTGCGTAGCCGGTTTTTCCGCGTGCGTGTGATCGGTTGGTTTGCGGGCGTCGGTCAGACGCGAATCACCTTCACCAACAGCGATAGGGGCCGCTGCATCCTTCGGCGCAACGCTCAGGCGTGCGATACCAAGGACAGCCGTAGTCGCGCCCGGAATCGGGTCATGCTGCGCCAGAATCGCAGAGTCTTCCGCGTCGTAAAACTGGTCGGCGTTAAACTGCGCCATTGTGTCGATCACTTCCCACGTATGGGTTGTGCCGTTTGCCACATCAGGGTTTTTCGAAACGCGACGGCGTGCGGTGTTGTAGAACGCGCCGTGGTTCGGGTTGAAATCGAACCAAACCACATTGAGTGGCAGAATTTCGTTGTACGGTTCACGCAATGCGCACACAACGGTGGTCACACGGCGAACGGTCGAATTCTGGATGCGGATCGGGATCGGGTTGGTTTCGTCGAGATTCTGAATGTCCGAAAGGACACGCATCGACTCGCGAATATCTACGAGTTGTTTTTCCATTGGAATTAATTCTCTTGGAAGTTGATAGAGGAACCGGCGTTACGGATATCGGCGGTCAGGGAAGCACGGCTGGCCGGAATGCTTGGGTCGATTACGAAATCGAGGTTGATATCGTTATTCGCAATATCTGCCGGTTTGTTGTTCCGGCTGTCGCAAACGGTTTCCCATTCGTACAAACCACGACCGCGTTTAACCGAGGCTGCTTCGGCGTCAACGATGTTTTTCAGCTGTTTGCGTTCGTAATCGTCAGCCGGGTTAAATACCGACGGCAAGAAGGCTTTGCGGATCATTGCCTTGATACCGTTAACCAGACGACGCACGTTCACGTTCTGGAAACCAGACGCGAAATTCTGCAAAGTCAGCTGTTCCATGATCACGAAACCACGGCCCGGAATCCGACGCACGTAGTTGATTTGCGCCTGTTGCAAAGCGTTACGCTCACGCAACGAGTATTTCTTGGAAAGATCCGTGACTTTTACCTGACCACGATTCAAACCAGCCGGTGCCCAGTAGTAGGCACGAACGCGGTCGGTAAACGCGTATTGCGCGGCAACCAAACCGGAAATAGGGCAGAAAAACTTCTTGCCCGAAATGTCGTCGGTGATTTGACCACGCGGGCCGTACATTGCCGAATAGCTGGAACTCAGGTTCAGCGTATTGCGACGGTAATTCACTGCACGCGAAACTTCCTCGAATGCATACGGCAGGTCGATGATCGAAATCGCATCACCACGGGTTTGAGCCACGGTATCCTGACGACGATGAACAACCGGGCTTTCTTGGCCGCAACCAACCAGCATTTGAACCGCGTATTGATCGGTGTCGTCGATACCGTCCCACGCGTTAATAACTTCGGCTTCGGTAGCGCGAACGCCATCGTTACCACCATCGAGTTTTTCGAACGTGGTGGTGTGAATTTCAACAGCTGGGCAAAGCGTGTTGTTTTTCACTTTGATGTATTGCGAGAACGAGTTTACACGCGACTCGACAAACATCTGATTGCCTTCGCCATCCAGTTCGTATTTACGCGAACACAGATAGGATTCAACCGGAAGGCTGGAGCTGCCCTGATAATTCAGGAAAACTTCCAGATAGAAATGGGTAGCGTCGGTGTACTCGCCAACCTCGGTGCCTTCTGGATTGCCCGGACGCACGCGAACGGTAATTGTGGTTGCCCATTCACCCGGCGAATTTGCACAAACGTAAAGCAATACGTTTTTAACGCCCGCATCACTCACGTTGAAACCCAGTACGTCGAGCGGATTGCCCAATACGCCTTGGGGTTTATTCGAACCGTCGTCGAAATTCACCAGCTTCAAAACTGGTTCCGATGCAGCGGTATCGTCAACGCTCAAATAAGCGCCAGCGGTACGGGCGGTGGCCGCGTTTGTTGCGCGTTTGAGCCACATTGCAGTTTGTGCCAAAACGTGTTCAGCACAATGCATGCCGTAACCGTATTTGGAATAGTCCTTAACACCGAACTTTTCCTGCAAATCTTGTTTGTCGGTAACGTAAATCCATTCCGACGTGGAGCCGCGACCGGCCTCGATTACAGCTGCTGCGATAGAACTAATGACCGGTGAACCGCGTCCGCTTACATCGCGATCCTGATCATAAACCCCAGCACTGGAGTTAGTAAAAGCCATGGATGAAACCCCTTATATGGTTGGAATACGGGAAATAAGAATCGCGAATAAACGCATTTCCTGTATTTAAATTACGCAAAGGGGATTTCAGGCAACAAAAAAGGGGCCATATAGGCCCCCTCATTGTATTGCATTTGTAATGATTAATCCTTGAAATACTCTTCATCGGATTGTGCATGCTGGCGATTCAATTCATCATTGCGTGCTTCTTCTTTCAGGTAACGTTTAAACAGGACAATTGCCCACGCTTCATTGCCATCGCGCCATGCGAGAATTGCCTCGGTAAAAGGCTTTTCCATAAGGAACGCCATATGCCGCAAGATTTGCGTATGACGTTTGCGAATGAATTCCTCAACGTAATCCGGAATGCGGTGTGGTTCGTGACGAATGATCAGTAGCTTGGCATAACAGAATACCAATGCTTCCAGATTGTCGTCTTCCATGAATTCGGTTGATTCGTGGAATATCTCAACGATTAACACTTTGTCGGCGGCGCTGAAACGCATGATCTTGTCCGGATGCGAAAGCTGTTTGATCTTCCGGTATAGATCCGCAATTGCAGGGGCTTCGTCGGCCGGCTCTTTGAATGGGGCCGGTTCATCTGGATTGAATTCATCAAACTCGATTGGTTCGTCGAAATAATCCGGGTCTTCGAATTTATGCGGATCGAAATCATCGAGTGCTTCGATCTTGGCTTTAATGATTGTCCGGCGCATATCGTCCGGCGCCAAATTCTTATCAGCTTCGGTTTCTTCCGGGAAATCGCTTTCGTTTTCTTCGTCTTCGTAGATACCATCACCTACGCCGCCGAGCGCGTGCATACACTTGGCGCTAAGCCAGCTGTAGCCGTGTTCCAGCATTGCAATGAATCGGTGTAGGTTGGCTTCGTCGGTTTTGATTTCTTCGAACTTATCGAGTGAGATCATAAAATGTCCATCAAGTCGGCTTTATCACTGCGCTTGCTATTGAGCATCAAAGCAAACTGCATCGGCATTCGCATTTTCTCCGCAAAGAAAGTAACCGGGTCGCACCCGTTCACTACAACGATTCGCGGAATATTGTCGTACTTCTCCAGCAAGTCCCGCACCTTTTCCAGCTTATGCGGCGTCGAGTCTGGTCCCACATTTGCAATGATAACCATCGAAATGTTTCGACGTTGTTTTTCATCACGCAATTCGTCTTGGTATCCGCCAAATACCCGGTGCCACACCGGAAGCAGTTTACCTTTGTGTGAACCCGAACGCTGCTGATCAATGGCTGCATCCATAATGCTCATTGCCATAAACTTTGCACGTTCGTCTGTTGCCATGGAACCAATGCCAATAATTGGCGAACCATGCAACGGATTTGTCAGCATGCGATAACAGGTTTCAATCTGTCGCTTCACACTGGTTTTTGCAATCTGGTAATCCTCGGGCAACCATTTCGGCACCATCGGAGTAATGGAGACAAGCGCGTCATCCAGCAGAAACGGGCTACGCATTACTTGCAATGCAGTACCGTCCACACCTTGCGACTTCAGCAGTTTCACGCGATCCGAATCAAAACGGAATTTCAGGGATGGTGCAGGCATGCGCGATGGTGCGCTAACCTTTCCCTTCGGCTTTCTTATGCTGTTTACTTTCTCCACTACGGCACGGCGGCGCGGTTGGATAGAACTGGTTTTTTCTTCCCGTTCTTTACTGGCCTCTTCTTCCTCCCGCTCGAATTTAAGTTTCTTGAGCGGTTTGTCCTCCTTGGACATTTTCAGTTCCGAGGACAGTGTGCGCTTCTTGGCTGGCTTGAGTTCCCTTGCCATCAGAGTGCCCCGTAGTGTAAGTGGATGGATATGGTTTATTTACAGTATTTCGAGCCGCTGTAAGGCCTGTAGGAACGTGCGCAGAAACGGCAAGGGCACTGCCCTCGATTGCCATCCGAGCAAGGTAAATTTCCATTTCTTCCAGCTGGCGTTGCGGCCAGCCGTTCGGTGGAATACTGCACCCGCGATTAAAACTTTGCATGACGTTCCTCCATTTCTTTGTGCAGGGATTCTGCATATTCTTTTGATACTTCCCGTTCGTGACCGTCCGCATAAGTGACGATGTATTTAGGGTACTCGCCGCTACCCGGTTCGAAACGAATTTCGGTCACGTAATCAGAAGGTGGAATCGGGTACGTCGTAATCACAATCCCACCATCCACGGTGTAATGCGCCTCTTCACCAACCCGTAGCCGAGGAACCGTGCGAGTTCGCCCGTCCCTCATTGTCTGGATGCATTCAAGGGGCCGCTGTTCGGACTTACCGTTTACAACCACAGTCAGCATCGGTAGCGGCGATTCGTGTTCCATAATTCACCTGATCAAAAGGGTGTGGAATATCGTAAGTTTTCAGAGCCTGTCGCATACCCGCGTCATAGCCCGTAGGGTCAAAACCACTCGAATCACACTCAGCCCACAACCGACTATTTTCCATCAGATTGTTTTTGCCGTATTTGCGCAATTCAGATTTTACATATTTAACACCCGCGTCGAAGTCCTCTTCGTAATTGCGGATACCAAAAAGTTTACGTATCAGATCCTTCATTTTTCGGTTTCACTTCGACCCATTGCGGTCGGTTATCAGGGAATGCCGGATCGTCGAGGGCTCTGCCCATCCCGGTATCCAGCCAAGTTGTCCATTGCCCACACTGCCCGCATTTAAACTGGTCGTGTTGCGGCGTTGGTGTATTTGGATTCATGCCTTCCCAGCGACGGTTAGGCATATTGGAATCCCACGTGTTGCAGTGCGGACAGCACAGGGTGCTAAAGCGGCGTTCCATATCCGCTTTACGTTCTTTTCTAGCGGCCCAACCTTTGAGCCACTTGTAGAAACGCAATCGTTGCGCACGTGAAAACATGATTATTTACCTCGGTGTTTCTGTGCCCGACGTTCCGCACGATTGAGCTTACGTCCGCGCTGAAACAGTTCGTTGGTGTTGACCGGTTCAAGATCCGGGTTCAACATCTTGAGGAATTTCTCCCCTGCTTTCCGATCAGTGAGCATAAGCTGGCGCAGGTTAGTCATCAGCAATTCTTTCTGCTGCTCTTTCGACATTTCTGCGATTTGACGGTCGGTCAGAACTACTTGTTTTTCTTCGCCCATTTCGATTTTCTCTCAGCCTTGTTTTCGTTCTTCTGTTTGCGAATGCCCGCGCCCAACTTGGCGAACATACCACCGAACATACTTGCGCCGTCATTGTGCGCGACCTTGGAAACTTCGACCTGTTCGTCAGGTTCGTAGTCTTCCCCAATATCACGCTTCACATTTCGTAACCACAATTTCATACGCTCTTCAGCAACTTCGGTCGGCTGGTGTTTAAATTCCAATGCCTGTTTCCACGTGTTCGCACAATACTTCAATGAGGCTTGCGCGCCCGTGTCCACGAAGAAACGAATTATGGGTTGTCGCTTGTCAGGATCAGGCGTCAAAATACGCGAACTTTCCTGTTTCCAGTTTGGTTCGTTGTTCATCGGCATGATGTAGTACAGGCATGACCATGGCTTGATGTTGATACCGCGCTGCAACAGGCGACGGATACCGACAACAACACGAATTTTCCGTTCGTTCGCCATCTTTTTAATGTGGTCACGTTCCAACTTGTTTTTCTTGCCACCGCCACCAACAAAGGCAGCCGCCACTTCGTAACCGACCAGCGTATTAACGCGCTTCACGATATCGAAAATGTGTTGTTTGAAATGGCAGGGAATTACGATGCTGTGTCCGGCCTCAAGGTCTTTCAGAATCCACTGGATAATGAATTCGTTTCGCTTCTTGTGATTCGCCAGCGATTTGCCCAGCTTCACAAAACCCGGTTTGCCTTTGAACACACCTTTCGATTTCATGCCGGTATCAACCGCCAGCATTTTTGCAACCAGCTGCGCACGCAGGATCTTGGACTTAACTTCACCGATTACCAACGTGGTGATTTTGTCTTTGCCGTCCTTGCGTTTCTCAGTACCGGTACAGCCGAAGCGGTAACGCATTTTCAGATTGTTCATGACGTTCGCAAACTCGGGCGCGCCCGTTGCCTGCACTTCGTCCACTACCACGGTGCCGAAAGTTTTGTTGCACGCTTTCAGCAGCTTTTTACCATTCTTGCTCAGGAAACTTTGGTAGGTGATGATCCCGATTTGAATGTCTTCGAGGTCTTCGACGCACTTGATAAATCCGTACAGCTTTTTGCCCGTCCGTTCCTGCAATCTTGGCAGGTTGGTGGACTCTTCGATATCCCCGATGAATTGATTCAGGAAGTCGTATTGGTCGGCCATCAACAGAACTTTATGTCCTAGTTCGATTGCCAGTTTTAATGCAGTAAGCGATTTACCGGAACGGGGCGGAAGCACGAAAAGGCCGTACTTGGCCTCTTTCATTCGCTTAACGGTTTTGAGCTGATAGCTAAACCAATCGCGGTCTTCGCCTAAGTCGATTTTGACTTTGTAATCGAAGGGGGCACGTGTGCGCTTATCGACGATTTTGTAGTCGTCGAAATCAATGCGCATTTTTTCTTCGATGTTTTGCCGGTCGCCTAGTGGTAGGCCGATGTACTCTTTATTCCCGATTACAGCAGCGCGGGCCAGCCGGTATGAACCGTTAAAGTTCTCACAACCCTTACAGGCTGCTACCGGACGCTCTGGCCGTAGCTCGCAACTTCGACAACCCATATCAGAAAAGAAGTCATGTGAATATTCCTTCGTGACTAGCCTTTCCTTGAGGTCGAATTTCGGAATGTACATCTTATCCGATACGATTATTTTTCCCATGCACTCACTTCGGATAAAGGTGTATGTATCAGTCGTTTAAGAGCGGCCCCAATAGCGGACTATGCGCTAGCGTAATGCTGGGCAGTTCGGTAAACACGTAGCGTTGTGCGGCGCGGATCACATCGGGATTTGCCAGCTGCAATTCGAATACGATGAACGAACCCGGATGTGCGTCCGCTGTATTGTGCATGAGCGGCCACAAATCGTTCACGTCATCCAGTTGGGACTGGAACACTTCGTTGAAACGGTTGCGGCAATTGCTGAACATCGTGCGCAGATTTTCCGGCGCAGTCATGTGGTCATGCACGACAACCAGAATATTTTTCGGTGTAGCGGTAGACACTTCGGTCATTTGGATTCACCAATCATTTTCCGTTGATAATCGTCCAGTTCAAAAACCACAGACAGCCCGCGTTCCAGCAGAGCGAAAACAATACCGCGAAGCATGCCGAGGTCTTCGGTATAAACCGCGACCAGCACAGGCTCATGCGATGCATTCGTGTACTCTTCAATTTCGTCGTGAAATTGTTGAAGGTCATCGGTCGAACCTTCGGTGTCCAGCATAATGATACTGTTGCACCGAGTAATGCGAGTGCCCTTGAAGCGCTCGAATAGTTCGTCGTTGGACACTTCTTTTTCTGCGTACACGAATGCCGTTTTCATAGGATTACTTGCTCAGGTCGTGAGAGGACTTTAATGATTTCGACAAGGTTCTTGAACATGTAGTTCGCTTTGTCGATATCTTCGATAACAATGCTGGCGGATTTCTCCAGCGTTTTTACTTCGTCAAAGAAATCGTAGAAGTCACGCATGAGCGCTTCCACAAAAGATTTCCGTTCGACCTGTGTACCGACTCGTTTCAGCGAATCCGAATATTCAGAACACAGGTAATCGCGCAGCTTGGATAGGTTGCGGTCCATGGCGCTGCTGATCTTGGTACATTGGCCGAGGATTTCAGCACAGCGGCTGCGCGTCGATTGATCTTGCAGCATTGCGTCCAAGGCTTTTTCCGGGAACGAGCGGGATTTCTTACGCTTCAATTCACGGGTTAGTCGTGTGGTGTGAAGGCGTTGTAATTCTTGGTGGAATTCCTCGAAATCAATATTGTATGCCGGGTTGCCCCGAAAGTTTTCGAGGAACTGCTGATAGCGCGGGTTCTTTTTCAGTATGCGCCGGATCGCCTTCCATTCTTCACGACTACTCATTTACGTCCTCTTCCGGCTCAAGTTGGGTGCCGTAATGCCCAGCCATTGCGATACTGAATTCCGCTGTACTCAACACGAATTCTTGATTGATTTCGGTCAGGTTGGAATACTCGGGATCGCACCATGGAAAGATCCGCCAGTTGGCGCGATACCAGATACTCGCGTCGAACGGTGCCATCTGTTCGTCTTCTTTGAATTGCGATTGGTGGTCGTGAATCATTTCCCCCAATTCCTGCAACGCCTCGGAATAGCGCAGGCGGTCAGCCGTGGCTTGCTGTTCCCAATGCGGGTAATGCAAAACCCCGCAGACCTTGGCAAACGTGTAGATCATCGCACACAGCAATTCGCCGTGTTCGGTTTCTTCGAAGTAGCGCATTTAAACAGCCTCAGTCACAAGGTAAGGAGATACTGCGTTGCCACTCAGGGCCAGCACGGAACCTGTGCTGCTCTTGAATATTAACAGTTTTTGTCGGTAGGTCGTGATCGGGTGCTGCGACGAATCGTAGCGTTCCTTTTTGTTACAGGAAATCACCATCTTGTGAGGCGCCAGTTCCACCTTGGAAACATCCGAGATTACAAACAAATGCCCGTAGACAGAACGGCGCTTATTCACGAAATTGTACATCTTGCAAAAGCGATTCAGCGGCTCAGGATTTTCATAGTCGATCATCATTGGTTGATCAACTAGTTTCCGGAAGAACAGCCCGATATGGTGGCCGTCATGGGCCGATCCAAAATCTTCGAAAGTTTCAATCTGCTGCACGGTGTGGGTGAACGTGTCAGCCAGACTAAATATCGGGCTAATGCTACTTCGCTTCATCATATGTGCCGACCAGAGTCAGGGTGCCGCCATCGACTTTTGTCACAAGGCGATAGGCCGACATTGCACCGGGCACCTTGTAGAAGTTCATGTCGATTTCGATACCGGATACTTTATTAAAAAGATCCATAAAAATCCGTGGGTCAACACGAATATCCATGGCCTTCCCGGTTACGTTGGCTTCGAATTCATCGGATACACGACCGCCTTTGCCCTGCACGCTCATTTTCACGTGGCCCTCTTCCAGAGCGAGCGCCATTTTCGTTTCGCCGTCAGTCAGAACCGCCATGTTCGAAACCACATCGACAGCTTTCGTGTCGAAGGTCATGGCGCTCATAACTTTCATTTCATCTAGTGCTTTGTTGTAAATCACCGCCTGCCCGACTTCGCCATAAAGCAACTGGCCTTCGGGAATCGACACGGTGAAATCAGCACCAGTTGCACGGAACCGACCGGAGTCCACCGAGAAACTAATCTTGTCGGATTGGATGAACTTTTCGATCACGGAAAACGCTTTGGCAGGCAGTGCAGTTTTCAGCGGGGCGTTGTTCTTCACTTTCGTTTTGAACAGTGCCACGTGGTGTTCGTCGTGGCAGTACACGCGCATGACTTTTGTGCCGATTTCAAAGATGATCGGGAGTTCCGACGATCCATAGAAATCCTGAAGACGCACACGCTTCACAGCATCGCGCAACTTCGTCACAACATCCTTTGGCATTGGATCGGTTTTCTTGCCGACCAATTGGTGTTCCAACATCTGGATATCGTCAGCGTCGAATTCCGTAACGTTGATCGTCGCTTTGAAGTTGCCTTTCTTTTCCTTGAAAGCGATTTGACCGCCGCCCGTTTTGAACAGGCAGTCACCACGAGATTTCAACAGGCCGATCAGGGTTGGCGCGTCGATTTTCACAGTGCCCGATTTGGTGGCAGTACCACCGATCTTTGCACAGGCCAGTGCATCAGTGGACGAACCAATCAGGAAAATACCTTTGCCTTTTTGTGTCGCCAAAATAAACTTGGCATCGTCCGCTTTGATGTACATCGTCACGTTGATAATGTTGGAAAGTGTTGAGGCAAATTCCTTACCGTTACACTCGAATTCTAGTTCGTTACCTTCGATCAATTTCATTGTAGGGTATATCCGAAAATGTTTGCGTGGTCGTAGCCGATCATTCGAATCAGCATGCTCAGGGTTTCTGTTTCCTCACATACGGCGATCACACCATCCCACGCGAATACCAATTTGAATTTCGTGACCACTTGAGCCTCTAGAATATCCAGAAGCTCATCCACGGATTCCTGTGTTGCGTAGACCGGCATATCGGTATCGACGGCCTGCAAACGAAACACCAGCGCTTGCAGGAATGTGCAGAGGTCAGCTAGGCGCGGATCGTTGATATCCGCACCATGCACCGAGGCTGAAAATTCCGTTATGCGCATGCCGCTTACGTCTACGCCGTAGCCTTGATCTTCACACCCTGTTTCGTCCAAAAGTTTTTCTGTTTCAAGGCCCATTCCGGTGCGTCCTCTTTCATGCGCGCCATGATTTGTTTGAACGTGGCGTTTGGATCAAGATCGAAACCTAGATCGTCGCGCTGACCCCGAAGAGTTTTCATGATTACTTCGTTGAATGCGTATTTATCTTTCGTCTTGAAATCACCAGTCAAAGCGTAATTCCAACCTTCGCACTTATCGAGCGAGTGACCGAATTCGAAGTCGATTTCCAATTGGATATCAAACTTGAAATCGTGACGTGCGATCATTTCGCGTTCTACGTCGTTGGTCAGGCCCTCTTCGATCATCTGAATTGCCAGCCAAATGTCTTCGTATGCACACGAGAATTCAAGGGAGTCGTGTACGCTATTTGCCTGAATGAAATCAGGATAGTGACCGGTCTTCTGGAAATGCTCAAACCGGCGACGTTCAATGCAGCGGGCACCCGTCATCATGAAATCAGAACCCATGCCCTGTACTGGGCTATTTACAGATTGCCGTTCGGAACGCGACAGGATGTTGCCGGAGTCCTCATGCGATTGCGGCGTGATCAACGCCCACAGGTTACGACGACGGCCCACAGGCGATTCCACGTACAGGTGCTTACGTGCGTGTGCCTTGGCCTTCTCAAACCACTTACCGCCAACAGGGAAGCGTTTAAAGAACTGTGTCGTCAGCTCTTCAACCATTTCGACCGTGGCATTAATCGACTTCGCTGTACCCTTCGCGCCTTGCTGGTAAATCAGACCGAAAATTACCTGCTTAACCGCTTGACGCATCACCTTGTCAACTTCCTGAATTTTCTTACGGAAGAAGAACGCGGCGTTGATTTTGTGTACGTCACCTTTCAGGTCAATTTCTTGGGCAAGGTCGAGGGTTGGTTTGCGCTTGAATTTCTCACGCAATTTCAAACCAATCCGGAATGCATCGGCTACCGCGCCATCGCCGGAAATCAGCGACCAGCATCGTACTTCGTGCGCCGAGTAGTCCACCTTGATAATTATTCGACCGTTCGGTGCAATGAACAATCGTTTAATCAGTTTACCCATTTCACTACGCGACGGAATTGTCTGCAACGTTGGATCGCGTGCCGATGTTCGACCCGTAACCACATCGAGATAACCGAATCGAGGACGCATGCAGCGGTCGAATCGGAAGTCTTCGTCTTCGCCCCATTTTTTAATGAAGCTCTTCACGTATGCGTTGTAGAGTTTTTCGATCTTGGTCAGTTCGGTAAACAGCTTAACTTCCGGTACGTCTTCGTATTTCTTTTGGAAGTCTTTGTCGATCTTGCCCTGACCCTTTTTGTTCATCGTCAGCGGCTTGAGTTTCAGCACTTCGAAGAACAGCAGCTGCTTGTGTTCGTCCTTATTGATCTTGAACAGCTTCGTTTTCGTTCGACCGAACAGGCCCATGGCAGGCACGCCGGTTTTCTTCGCCAGCAGCTTGTTCGCTTTCGCCACACCTTCCGATTCGTACAGCGCTTTAATTACGCGGTTTTTCTCCCGCACAATATGTGAATCTTTCGACTTGAGTTTGAACAACCAGTCGATATCGACATAGGAGCCGTTGTATTCAAGATTGGAGAGCGTGTGAATCTGGTCACTCAGCTGCTCAGTAACGAGCGATTCATATTTCTTATAGCCAATTTTCTTGGCCTGCTTCAGCTGCAATTTCTGGATGTGTAGCAGCACAATAACGTCGAGGGCCATGTACGTAAGCACAGGCCCTTCTAGATCCATGTCCGCAATGAATGCGCGCTGTTCCTTACCGAAATCGGATTCGTAGTAAGCACGACAACCATATTGCATGGTGATATTCAGCAGCGAATAATAGTTCCGCCCGCTGATACCTTGAATCGCTTTGTGGTTTTCATCCTTGGCGAATTCCGCCGAGATAACACACCACAGTTTGCATTTGAAGAAACGAACACCAAGGTCACGACGTGCAGCGATCAGGTCGAACGCGGCGTTTGCGTAGAGGTTGTATTTGTTCTTCGATTTATATTCGAAGTAGTCACGCAACTTCTCTTTGATGTACTGAATTTCTTTCGGGAGGAATGGCGTGTCCTTATGCAGGAAAGGCAAGATATACGCCTTCCCCGCATCCGTCGCGAACTGCCACGTCACCGTGTAGTTTTTCCTCCGTTTTAGATTTCGCGTTTCCGTGTCGATTGCCACGTATTCTGCGTTGGTAATGTCTTTCAACATCTTGTCGAATTTCTTGATCGTATCAACCATCACGATCTTATAATCCAACTTCGGAATCTTGTACATCAACTCGCCGTCATTAAGACAGGTCGTCAGGTTCCGCGCCACGTAACCGGCTGCTGCCATCGAGTCATCGGATTTCTGCAATGAGCGCAATGACAGGGTAGATACGTGATTGAATTTGTGAGTGTCGCCCTTCACCGTAACGCTGGCTTTGATCGGCACCCCGTAGAAGTGTTGCCACAAAACACCACGTTCGCTTTTGTGCTGCGCGATAAAATCGCCGCTGATTGCTTTGGTCGGATCAGACCCGAACGTCACAACCGTATCCGGTTTGTAAACCGAGATAATGTATTCCAAACGCTTCTTGAATTCTTGCTGTGCAATCTCCATAAACCCCGGCGCACCGCCGACGGTTTTGAAGCTGTGATAACTCATGCACAACCAGTTGTAATCGTCCAACTTGTTCGGCGCTTTGTAATACTCTTCGGCAGCCCAAAAAAGGTTCTGCATAAGATCGCCGGTCGCCCCATCGAGAATACGCCGCTTGCGCAACGCCTCGCCCGGCATGTAGTCCAACACAAACAGAATTTTGCCACGAGCTTTTTTGGTTACGTGCTTGGCTAGTTCAACGTTATCGAATCCGGTAATGTCGTACTGCTTCAGCACCTTGCCATACTTGTGGGAAAACTCTACATATTCATACTTCATAGAGATACCCGTTAGGGGATTAGGCCTACG